GTCGTTTTTTTAAACATGGATTTTGAAAACGAGCCAAAAACGCCAGAAACTGAACCGGCTGGTTCGGCGCGCAAAACAGGGCGACCCAAAAAAGAGCGACCGCCTTTGGACGTTGAGGGAATCCCCGACGCAAACTTCGACGAGACGATCGCCAAGCATGAAAGCCTGGTCGTGCTCGCTCGCGAGAAGTACGAGCGGATGCTGCGCGAGGGAGACGCTGAGGCTGGCCGCTATCAGGTCACTTACAACCAAAGTCTGAAACAAGCTTGTGCCTTGCGTGAGGAACAAGAGCGCCGTGCAGAGGTTGCCCGCGAGACTATCCCGGCGATTGAAGCGCGAGAGGCGATGCTCCGTCTAGCTGGCCTGATCGTCGAGCGGTTGGACGCGCTAGGCTCGGAGTGCGGTGAGAACTGCAACCCGAAGGACCCGATTAAGTCCATCAGCGTTCTGACCGATTGGGCGAGAGACGCGCGCGAGAAGGTCGCCAGAGTGGCCGGAGTATTTGAGGAGCCGAAGGCATGAACGCCGAGGAGTTGTTCCAGGAGGGACTAACTGTCGTAAGGCCATCGGCCTTGAGCGACCCGGTCGCATACCTCAAGGAGAACGTTAAGAAGATTCCAGCTGGGGTCTTTGATGGCGGGTACAACCCGAAGCGCTGGCCGTGGATCGGTGAGGCCGTGCGGATATTCAACGCGCCGACGACAAGCCGTATGTTCATGCCCTGGGCAATCGGCTGCGGGAAGACGCTGACCCTGAAACTGATTGCGACTTACCTGATGGCGAACCGCCGGGCGTCCATGGCTATCTACCTTGACTCGCAGGACAAGGCCAAGGGGTTTACGCTTAACGAGCTGAGGCCGCTGTTTGAGCAGGTCCCAGATATCCGCTCGCAGATGAGCGCCGACGACAACGACAAGTCTGGGACGCTACGGTTTGCGGACGGCTGCTTGATTCACAACCGATCGGCCTCAACCGAGAAGCACCTGCAGAGTCTGCACGTCCGGTACGTCCTCGGCTCGGAAATCTGGCAATGGCCTAACGGTGCAATCGCCATGAGCATGAGCCGACTGAAGGCGGCGGCGTTCGCGTCGAAGGCTGTGTACGAAAGCCAGCCAGGGGATATCGAAGGCCAAGGCGCTGAGTTCTGGAAGTTCTACCTGATGACCGACCAGAGGGAGTGGCACTTTGTCTGCCCGGTCGAGACTTGCCTACATCGGCAGCCGTTCCTCTGGGACTACATCAGATTCCCTGAAGGGGCTAAGGGCATTGACGGCTGGGACCTTGAGGCCGTGCAGAACGGCACGACCTACGAGTGCTCTAAGTGCAAGGTCAGGCTTGAGGACAACGACGAGGTGCGGACGACCTGCAACGAGGTTGAGCGCGGCGCTGGGTTTGTGGCTACAGGCAGGGCCGAGAAGGCCGGGTATGTCGGACTACACGTCAACGCTCTGGCATCTACGAGCTGGGGGTCTTTGGCCGTGGACATGATCAAGGCCAAGGAGGTCGCTGAGCTGGGCGACCTGACGCCGCGTAAACTGTTTAAGACCCAGTACCTTGCCCAGCCCTGGTCAGACGATACCTCGTCAATGGTGGTAAGCACCGAGTCCTCGGATTACGCGATGGCAGACCCTTGGGAGGCCGTGGCCTACATCGGCCCACGCGGCCAGATCGTGGACAAGGCCGACGCCCCTGAAGGCTCGGTTAAGTTTTTGACGATGGCCGTGGACTGTCAGGGCGACCACCTGTGGGTAATCCTGCGCCAGTGGTCACGCACCGGGCACAGCCGTCTGGTCTGGTTCGGCAAGGTTATGAGCACCGATGGCCTGACGGATTGGAGCGGCTTAGACGCACTATCGGCCAAGCATGGCGTCCACCCGCAGCTCGTCATGGTAGACTCTGGTGACGGTAACTCCACGCAGGAAGTCTACAAGCAGTGCGCCGCTCGCGGCTGGCAGTGTGCCAAGGGTTCAGGGCAGGAGTATTTCAACGTCAAGACGAAGGCCGGTGACGCGGTGCGTCGCTTCTACAACACGCCGACCGCCATCCATGTGCCGGGCGTACGCAACCCCACGTCGCTGGTCGTGTGGTCAAACTTGTCCGGTAAGGATTTATTCTGGGGTACGCGCGCGCGCAAAGTCTTCACGTTTGCACGTGATGCCCTGCCGGAGTATATCGCCCAGCTCGATTCCGAGGTGAGGGTAAAGGAAGCGGGTAAGCCTATCTGGCGACTACGCCAAGGGGTTAAGCATAACCACGCCCTCGACTGTGAGTTGCTGGGTATGCTCATCGCCGCGCGCTGGGGGCTGATCGGCAGGGACGAGCCTCAAACCTTACTTGCCCCGCAATAGTTATATGTGCGCCCTAGGCATCTACGTAGGCGTCCCGGAGGAAACCTTGCTGCAATACAAGGCCGACGCCCTTGCCGATTTAGGCAAGGCTGTCACGTCGTACTCTGACTCCGGTACGAGTGTGAACAAGCAATTCGGTATGCCCCCGGCTACCCGAATCCTAGAAATCAATTACGCTCTCAGTCGCATCTCCCCCACGCTCTACGGCGGTGCTCATACCTCTATCCAGGTAAACTGGGATTCGCGCGTTGATCTCTAATGGCTCCTAAGAAAACACCCTCCAAAACCAAGGCGGCAAAGAAGCAGCCTTCGGCATCTTACTCGCAGTTCGCGAGTACGACGCAGTCCGGCGCTCGGCGTATGCTGTTTATCGGCGGGGTGGCTGACCAGCGCACTGAGGTTAACTCTGCGACCCGGACCGCCATGATGGCGAAGTCCCGCTGGGCCATGCGTAATAGTCCCATCTACAAGCAGTGCGTAGACGAGGCTGTTTTAATCTCTGTCGGTGACGGCCTCATGGCTCAGTCCCTGGCTAAGAACCCGAACACCGCTGCCGCCTACGATAAGTATTTCCGCGACTGGTCTGTTAGGTGCGACCTCACCCGGCGCTACAACCTCGGCCAGCTGCAGACCATGTGGATGTCCGGGGCGATCATCGACGGTGATAGCTTTGGCATCCTGACCAACGACCCGCAGACCGGGGTTCCAGCCGTGCAGATTCTGGAAGCCCACCGCGTCGGAACTCCGCGCGATGCGTTCAATAACGCTAACGTTGACGGAGCCTATCTTGGCACTTTCGGTGAGATTACGGGATGGAATGTATACGTTGGCGACGCCAGCAAGGACCGTTACGTGCCTGCCTCTGCCATGCTCCAGATTATGGAGTACGACCGCCCCTCAGCTGTGCGCGGTTACGCTGTGCTGCAATCGAGCCTGAACTCAGTCCAGGACCACCTCGAAGTCTTCGGCTTGGAAGTTAGAGCAGCGCGCACAGGGGCGGATCATACTCTAATCCTGAAAAAGCAGGGTGGCGTTTTGCAAGACGACCCAGCCGCCAAGTTCTCCGGCGATGCTAATTCCTGCGAGAAGATTGCCAGCCAGATGGGCGGCAAGATGCTGGTGGTCGATACCAACGAGGACCTAACCCAGCTCGCTCAGACTCGCCCCTCGGCTGCTTGGATGGGCATGATGACCGCCATCGAGCGCGACATCGTCCGCTTGCTCCCTTACGAATATCAAGTCACCCCTGGCGTCCTCGGCGGTTCGTCCGTCCGCTTGGTCGCTGGCCGTGTCTCGCGCTGGGCCGGAAAATGGCAATCCATTCTCATCGATTCCCTCGACCGCGTGTACGACTTCGTTATCGCTGACGGTATCGCCAAGGGGAAGATTCCCGATGACCCGGACTTCAATCGCAAGTCATGGATTACTCCCCGCGACATCACGGTGGACGCTGGCCGCGAAGCCTCTCAAGACCGTGCCGACCTGCAGATGGGTCTAACCACCGCCGCTGCCATCCTCGGCAAGAAGGGCGTAACCTTTGATGACACGCTGGAAGCCCTAGCGGTCGAAGCTGAGAAGCGCGTCCAGAAAGCCAAGGACCGTGGCCTGCCGCTTTGGATGCTCTACCAATCGCAGTTCAACTGGCTCCAGCAGGGACAGGCGTCCAGCCAGACCCCTACTGACGTTGCCGACAACCTCGACCTACCTCCTCCCCCCTCTACCCCATGAAGTGTATCATTGATGGCCTGTCAGGTGAACCGATGCTTTGCGACCCGATCAAGGCCGCGAACCATCTGAAGTATGCCGAGAAGTACGGCGTTATCGACGGCGTGCTCGATATGTTCTTCAACCCAATCGTGAAGCCCTACGTTACCCAGGGCGGTACGGCAGTAATCCCTGTGCAGGGTTTCCTAGCAATGGGCCTGACCAAGTTCGACAAGATGACCGGAGCCTCGGACATGGGCGACATCAGCGACGCAATCGACGAGATGCTCGCTAACCCTGCGGTCAAGCGCATCGCCTTTGAAATTGATTCGCCCGGTGGCACGGTAGTCGGTACGCCCGAACTAGCCGACAAGATTGCCAGCATCCCTCTGCCGACGATGTCCTATGCCCGCAAGCTCATGGCCTCCGGCGCTTACTACACCGGCTCCCAGGCTGACTACGTTTATGCCAGCCCCTCGGCGGTCGTGGGTTCCATCGGTGTGATCGCCGTTGACGAGTCCTATGAGGAAGCCTTCAAGAACATGGGCATCAAGGTCGAGGTCTTCCGCTCTGGTAAATACAAGGCCCCGAACATCGCAGGCGAAGGCTACACCGACGAGATGCGCGATATGGAAAACAAAACCATCCAAGCCATGCATGAAGAGTTTAAGCAGACGGTCCTCCGCAAGCGCTCGATGGCAAGCCGCGACGACATGGAAGGCCAAGTGTTCACTGGCCGCGAAGCCGCCAACAAGAACCTGATCACCGGCCTTGCCTCATCCTTTGCCGAAGCCCTCGTGGCTTTCGAGCAAGACGCATAACCTTACTCACCCCGCAATAGTATATGACCATCGAAGAACGCTTCAAGGCCGCCGAGGCCGCTGTCGTCTCCCTTACCGCCGAACGCGACGACCTCCGCAAGACGGTCGAAGCCTCTGTCGTTGACGTGTCCGCT